CGAATATTAAGTTTTGTGCTACACCATAATATATTATAGATGATATATTACCCATATCACTTTGTATTTGATTATAGCCTGGTGTCTTTCTTCTTTTAACTAAATCAGACAGTGCTTTCTTAGTTAACCTAGTCATCTGCATTGGTGTGTTCTGCCAAGCTAATATTATCCTACCCATAGGACCAGCTTGTTGCATTGATATTAAGTCTGGTCTAGAAGACTGTTGTGTTTCTTCAGCTACTTCTTGAAAATCTAAAAACGCCTGTTCTCTAGCTTTATTTTCAGACATACCTTGTTTTAAGTAAGTTTTAATTCTATTTCTATAAAATGCAGCACCACCTGCTGATATTGCAAAGCTATCTGCTATTTGTGTTGGTTTAAAACCTTTTTCTAATAATAAAGCTAGTATAGCCTCTGGTCTACTTTTGCCTTGATTAAAAGCTCTTGTTATTTCAGATGCACTAACATCTATTTGTAATCCAGCTCTTCTTTGTTTTAACATTGGAGAGTTAAATATAAATGCAAAATCTTTCCAATATTGAAGTTGATTAGCAAAAGCCGCGCTTGCTTTAAATAAATTGTTATCAGACATGTTAATAAAGTTAACAGTTGATATCGTTTGAAGCGCTGCAGATCTAATATTAAAAAACATAGTTGCAGCAACAGAACCGTTTATCCAATCTAACCACATGTTAACTTGTTTACTTTTACCACCTGGTCTATTAGTACCAGTCTCCATTCTGTATAACATATTTTCTAAAGCATCTCTAAAGTCTGTGCCATATATAGCTTCTATTTTATTTAAGTTTTGCTCTGAAAATATTATATTTTTATTTTCAATCCACTCAGCTAAAAAATCTTTTCTACCAGCTTTAAGAACCGCATTACTTAAATCGCTAGCTATGCTTTGTACAACCCAATAACCTTCTGGTTGTATGTAGCCCTCTGGTACTCTAGATATAACACCTAGTGCATTAGCAAAGTTTTTTAAATCAGAATTGTTCTCAACGTGATTTACTAATTCTTCTATTTGTGATTCTGTTATTCCTGGTATTTCAAAACCAGCTTTGTTCCACAAGTAGACTCTTATAGCGTTATCATTTGTAAATACAGTTCCAGGTACTTTTTTGTTTAATTTTTTACCAACAGTTTTAAATTGTTTTTTAACAGCTTGATAATCATCTGACATCGACTGTTTATACGTGTTCCACTGTCTAATACCTTTAGCAAATGGATCAAATAAATTCTTTTTAAACCAAGCAGCGTGAGCATCACCTTCTCTACCTCTACCTAAAAATGAATAAACTAAACCTTTAAAATCTTCTGCTGATGGTGGAACAAAGAATTTTAATCTACCTTTACCAACACCTACTTTTCTAGCCTCTTGAGTTGAAAATATTTTTTCAGCTGGTACTTTTTTTGTTTGCTCTAATATTATATTAAGATCTAAAGGAGCTTTTCTACTAAACTTAATTTTAGCTTGTACTACTTTAGATTTAATATCTAGTTGTTCTAGTACATTCTTAACAGCCTCTACGTTTGGTAGAGCATCATCTACAAAATACATATCATTGTATCCCTCTGCAAACTTTTCTAACATCCAATCAGCTTTAGCTTGACCAGCACTATTACCTAATCCAGTTACATTTTTTCTGGGTATATTTATGCCATTACTTTTTAACCAATCATGTATAGCTTGTTCACTTTGTGGTGCTCTTGCTGTAAGTATAAATACATTTTCAGGTCCGTACTTTTTAATTTGATTCTTCATCTTTTCAAATAACGGTCCTGGTTTACCTTTAGTTACCTTATTAAAGTCACTAAAATCAAACTCATAACCTTGAGCAGCTAAGTCTTCACCAACAAATGGCCACTCATTAGATGCTATACGCTGAACATCACTACCTTTTTTAGCTATAACAAAGTTATCACTAACACCAACTGTTTCATCAAAGTCAAACGTAGACATGCCTTTAGACTCATTGCTTTTACTATATTTATTTAAATTGTCTTGAGCTTTTTTAGTGTTATTTATTTTACTTATAGTTTTTCTAGATGTTGTAATAATAGCTGGATCGCCGCTAGAGTTTATACCTAGAGTTTGACCAAGTGTTTTACCGTCTAAACCTATTATAGAATTAGGATTTATACCTATACCATCTACATTTACAACATCATTATTAAAATACCTTTGCCACCAATTACCATCTATAGCACTCCAGTTTTTAGGCATTAATTTTTGCAACTTAGCTGCGGTTAGTTTTGTGTCCATAGCTTTATCCAGAGCTATTAATTTATAGTTGTCAATTACAAAATTATAAGATGCTTCAAAATTATTTCCAGATAAAGAAGCATCTAATAAATATAAGTACGCAGCAGTTGCTGGCATAGCGTGTTCATATTCAAACCTAGTTCCAGTTATATTAGTTGAGTAGCCAACAAATTGAGCTCCTAATTTGTGCCAGTGTGATGTATCATTACCGACTAGTTTTAAATAAGTACCTATTATAGGTGCTTTATTTTTATCAGCTCTTATAGCTCTATTAAAACGCTTCCACATTTCTTTGTGTATTATAGAAACTTTTTTATTAAACTTGTCTATATTACCATTAGCTATGTTTGCTTTTATTTTAGCTGGTGTTTCAAAAAGTGTGGTATAAGATGAAACCTTAAAGTCAATTACATTACCATTAGAGTCTTTAATGTCCTTGCCAAATTTAACATTATCACTATCTTTTAAGGCTTTTATTCTATCTCTTAAATCATTATAAGCCGCTGCTTGCTCGGGATATTTAAAATCACCAATTTTTTTACCTTTAGGTATAACATCGCCTTTCTTGTATTTACCTACTTTTAAACCGTAAGATTGATTACTAGCTGTAAATACCGTACTATCTTTACCAAACCAAAAGTTTTTGGGCATCAATGGTAGCAAGTCTTTTTCTATAGCTTTTATAAATGCTTCTCTACCTTCTTGTTTTCTTAAGTTAAAAGTCTTAGCAAGCTTATAAACACCACTTAAAAGTTTATCAACACCTTTTGTTTCTAGTTGAAAAGAATCTCTTACGTTTATTATTGCGTTAACCTTTTGACTAAACATTACCTCTGATCTACCTTCTCCAACTTTTTCAACAACAGATCTAGCAACACCCTGTTCAATAGCATTCTTTCTTATTTGTTGATTAGCTTCTAGTTGAGCAACTTGTAGTATAAAAGCTCTTATGGCACCATCAAGTGATGTACCCTTTTTAGTTGTTCCATCTGGGTTAATACCAAATGCAGCTAAAAAATCTTTATTAGTTATGTTAGGTTTTTTAACTTGAATAGGTAATCCAGATGCTGTAGCTCCTTCTTTCACTTTAGCTCTACCACCTTTAATATAAAACTTATTTAAAAGACTAGGCGCAACACCAGTTGCTTTGCCACTTCTATCAGTTCCTTCAGGTAGCATATCTATTAATTTACCTTTCTTAGATAGTTCAACTATTTTATCTCTAGCGGCTTTTCTTTGTTTACCATCTAGATCTTGATTCTTTCTTATTCTACTAACATCAACACCAAAGTCCTTAGAAACAATATCTAACACTTTATTTAATGGACCGTTTGTAATTAATTTCTTAACACCCTTGTATGTTAATTTAGATAAAGGTACATTAGCTTCTTTAACTGTACTTTCTATTTCAGAAACTGATTTATTATCTAAACCTAATTCTTTATTAACTATTTTACCTTCAGCCTGCTGAACACTAACACCACCGCCCGCTGCTACACCTGTATCAGCAATATCTATATCACCTTCTTTTGTAGACATAGATATAGTTTCTATATTCTGACCCTTAAGTCTTTTTAGTATCTGACCATATCTACCTTCTAGTAGTCCTCTACCTGTTTGCGGATTTATAGTTTGTATGTAGGCGCCAAAGTTTGGGTTAACACTTGGATCCCATGTTTTTGACAAAGCAACTAGCTCGTATAAAAACTCTTGTTGAAACTCTTCTAATGGTATAGCTTTATCTGAACTCAAAGATTCTGTACCTGTTCTATAAGCGTTTCTAGCTATTTTATTAGCAACAGCCATGTTGTTTACAACGAGCTGATCTTTTATTCTTTGTGTTACAGCCTCTTTTAAACTAATATTTTCTTCTTCAGATTTTTTTGCCACCAAAGCAGATAACCTATCGTTTTCTTTTACTATTTCAATAGTATTCTTTTTTAAAGTTTCAGATCGTTTTGTTTCAGCTTCTTTACCTTTACCAAAAAGACGATTTAATAATGCAGCTTCTTTAGCGATCTTACTTTTTTTTATAGCCTTTCTTTGATCTAAGGTTAACGTTCCAGCTTTTATTTTTTTAGCTAAAGCTGTAATAAAAGCAACAGCATCTGTTTCACCTTCAAAGTTGAAATCAAAATCTGAATTAGTAGCTTTAGCAACTCCTTTTCCAAATAAAAAACCCATTACAGCTCCTAATCCTTTATTGTTTTTAGAATTAAAATCTATTTTACCTTCAGCTACTAGCTCCATGTATCTAGTTATAACTTCATCTGCACCCATTCCTTGAGTTTCACTTACTAGTAGTGCATATAAATTAGGATTTTGGTTTTTAGTATATTGTAGTAGTTGATTTGCTATATTTGTAAAGGCCTCTGGGTTTTGACCTATAGCTTCAGAAAGTATTGTGTGACCAAGCTCATGTGTTCTTGTTTCAAGACGATCGTCTTTAGCCATGTTTTCTACAACTTGAAATGGAATATAATCACCATCATTTGTCGGCATATTAGCACCGTGACCACCTTCTTCTATGTTTTTTATTGCTGCAGCTTTGTTAGCGTCAGACACGTTGTCTAGTTTATTTATTTCTTCAATAGCCTGTTCAACGGTTTGATAGTTTCTTAATGACTTACCAAGTTTTGTTTTACCTCTTTTGTTTTTATAGTCGTTGTTTATATACTGAGCGTTATATATTAATCTACCTTCCTCTTGCACTTGAGCATCACTAGGATTACTATTACCACCCTCTACTAGGTTGTTGTATGCTTCTTGAATTATTTTTTCTCTTTTGTCAGTATCTTCTTTTGAATCACTAGCTAGAAAACCATTATACTTGTTACCAAAAGCTTTAGGATCTTTTAACATATCTATTAGAACTTGATTCTTGTCAAATTTATTTTGAAGATTTTCTAATGCTTTCCTTTTTGTATCAGCATCTAAAGATGAATCGTTGGTTATTTTTTTAGCTTGATTTCTTATAACCTCTTGTCTTGAAACTAAACCTAGAAACTGTTGAACATTTTTAGCGGCCATGTTCTGCATTTGATTTTCAACATTGTCTAGTATTTGATTATTCTCTTTTTCTAATGCATCAATTTGTTCATTTAAAATCTTAGCTGTTTCTGGTTTAATGTACTTTCCTGTACCATCAAGTTGGGTTTTAAGATCTGTTATTTTATCTAGATTATCTCTATACTTTTGTTTAACTTCAGAGTTAGAAAATGTATTCATCATAACACCCTTAATAAAAGGTGTACCACCAAATATAGTACCAAACATACCACCACTAAAAGCTTGATGAGCTAGATTTTCTGTTATTGGTCTACCAGTTAAAAGATTTTGCGTTATACCTGTTCCAACTTCTGATGTCATCTCTAACAAGGGATCTATCATTAATTGACGCTTGCCGTTTTGTATAAAATGTTGTTTAATGCCATCTAATCCAGACTGCATATTTTTACTACTAGTTCCGTACATAGCTGCCCAAGATCTTTTCATTACCGGTAAAGTAAGAAATCTATCAAATATAACCTCAGCTGTACCATATCCAGCGCTTGTTAAAGTCTTCTTTAATAACGATGATTCATTACCTGGGTTTTGAGCATCTTTTCTCAACATGTCTGTCCAATTGTCACCGGCGCTAGACAAACCTAAAGTTGGTATACCAATTGTTGGAATAGCTATTGTAGCAAATATAGGTATTTGATTACCTATTTCTTGAGCAAGAAATCTACCAAAGTTACCTTTTTTAAAAGCGTTTTCAAACTTAACATCTGGTTGAAATTCATTACGAGCAATTCGAGCTGCTTTATCATAGCTAAGTATACTTTTATCTAAGGTTTTATTATCAGTGCCCATTAAACTTCCAATAAGTTTACTACCACCGTACCCACCTTTAACTATTATTCTAGAAAAACCAGAGGTTATATTGTAAGCAAACTTTTCTAAGTCATTGTAGTTTTTTTGTATAAGATTGTTTTTGTAATCACTATCTTGTAAGTTTTCTATTTTATCAAAATTGCTATCAACCCATTCTTCAAAGTTTTCAATAGAGGCTTTTGTTACAATACTTGAAACTTCATACTGCTCCCATTTATTTTTAGGAATCTTTCTCCCGTCATTTAAAGTTACATATTCTTCTCCCTCCCCTATAGCAAACCTAGCTGTTGGATCGTTAATAAATTCAATCATATCATTAACAACCTTTGTGTTGGGGTTATTTTCTATAGCATCTATTTTAGACTCAAAGTTTAATTCATAAGCTGCTAGTTCTTTTATATCTTTTTCATTTTTTAATAAAGAGCCTATCCTAACTCTATCAATAATACTTTCTGTGCCAAAACTTACAATCTCACCTGTTTGTCTATCTGTGTATTGACCCCTAGCGGTACCCTCTACCTTGTCAGAGTTCATTATGTCTACAATCTTTTTCTCTTTAGCTTCATTGGTATCTTTGGTTATTAAATTTTCTCTAGCAATTTTTTCTATCTGCTCTTTAGTTGGTTTCTCGTAACCCTCTCTAATTAATTGTTGTCTAGCTTTTTCCAACTCCTCTTTATAGGGTTCAATAGTAGTATCGTATGGCGTCACATCAAATCTACCAGTTATGTATTTTGTTTCTGTTATGGGTTTGAATAAATCTTCGTTTATTGTATCACCATTTTCATTAACAGAAGCGTATTTATTTTTTATATCTTGCCTTTGTTGTTTAGTTAAATCCATGTTTAGTGCTTCAACTTCACTAACAAGTTTACCTTGATTTATTCTAGATTTTATTTTATCTTCATCTGTAAGAGTGTTTTCTAAAAAATTAATTAAATTAACACTAGAGTTATTCTTATCTGCTTGGGTACCATAATTACCAAAGTCTAAAATTATATTTTGTCCAGAATTCTTATGTGTTACTTTAACTTTATTAAGATTATATCTATCCCAAGTTTCTTCATAAGAAAATGGAGCATCATCACCCTCACCAAACATGCTTTTTAATTGTACTATTGCACCATCTTTGTCATTCTTAAAAAATTCATTAGTTCTACTAGTTGTTGTTTTTAAATCTTTACCAACTATAAAGCTATATAAACCTTTATTTTTTTCTGATAAATTATATTTTAACTCTTGTTGTTTTTCTTTTTTTTTAATTTCTTGTTTTTCTTTTCTATCCTTCTCAATTTGATCGCTAGTTAAAACAGTATATTCACCAAAAATATCCTTTTGACTCTCAACAATATTACCTTGAGTGTCATATCTTTTTTGGCTCATTTGCTTAACTACATCTTCATCATACCAAGATGGTAATTCCGAAGAAGTATCGTCCGATTGTAATTCCGTATTTTCTTGTTGATTGTTTTGGGACTGGCTCGTCCCTTTCGACTTTCCCAACTCATCAGATTCTAGAGTTGCTGTTAAATTTTGTTCTTCTAATTGTTTTAAGAATTCTTCTTCTTTGTCCAATGGAACCGATATAGGTCTACCATCAGGTAATATATAGTTTTTCATACTGTTTCGTTAGTTACCCGTTATTGTTTTTTTATTTTATTTCACCTCCTGTGTAAATATTTTCATCACCACTACTTTCGTTGTAATATTCTACTAGTTTTTGAGCTAACTCTTGTTCATCTGGTGTACCAGCGTATAAGGCTGTTATTTGCCTTTTAACATCTTCTGGTATTGACAAACCCGCCGTGTCAATAGGTGGAGCATCTTTTGGTATTCTTACAGGTCTACCACCTTTGTAGTAGAAACCAGGAAGCAATTTACTTCTACCAGCAACACCGTTGTTAAAGTTTTGTTTTAAAAACCCTGTAAAATAATTAATCATTTCTTGATTAGCTAAATTAGCGTATTGAGGATTGTTTATAAGCTCCATAGCTATTTGTTGAGCATCTTCCGGTGTTACGCTACCACCATTAGTATCTAAAGCTTCAATAGTTTCTTTAGGCACACCTAAGCTAGCGTAGTCTTGTGATTGAATTTTTTGCGTTAAATCTTGATAAAAAGAAGTAGTGCCAAACATATTATCAAACGCGACAGATTTTCTATTAGATGTATCATTTAAAAGAGTAGCTATTTGTTGTTGCATCATAGCTTCTGGAAACTGAATATCTTCACCTTCTTTAACCTTTAAAGATGCTTCAGTCATTTTATCTGCTAATCCACTTAGTCCAGCCTTAAAGCCTCTATCAAGTAAATTTTTATTTATACTTTCATTTATACTAGATATAGAAGTCCACTTACCATCCATCATAACGCCCATGCGACCTTCATCAGCACAGTTTGGTTCGTTAGCTGGACAAACCTTTTGAACTAATCTACTATTATCTTTTAGTAAATCTAAATAAGCTTGACCCTCTGGTGTTCCAGAAAAATAAGAGCTAAGTGCTTCGCCTTCAGCATTATCACCTGTAGCTAGTTCAGATAAATTTAATCTTAAATCTTTATATTCAGCATAATCTTGAGCTTTCATATTTAAATCCCTTATAGATAAAGCTCTACCTTTATTACCACCTAATAAGTAACCTTTTTTACCTTCCATTAGATTATCATATAAAGCGTCGTATTCAGAAGAAGGTAAATGACCTGCCTCATCTAAAACTTTTTGAGCATAACCTTGATACTCCTCGTTCTTAGTGTTAACATAATCAGTAAAACCATCTACTACACCTTGTATAGCAGCTGTTGTTCCAAAGGTTCCCAGCATTTTAGCTGCACCTAAGTTTTGTTTAGCTTTACCTATAGCAGCCTCGCCAGCTATTAATGCACTACTTAATGAAGTTTTCTTAGCCATATTATTTAATCTTAATTTTATTATCCTCCTTGATTAATTGTTGGACCGTAAGTTCCTGGTGCAACTTCGTAATCGTAGTTAGTTGTAAACATATCTCCTGAGCCAATAGGCCATTCAAAAGTTTGATTAGCACCCTGCTGTGCCCTAGCTAGTCTAAAAGCTTCTTCAAAAGGCGTGCCACTACTTGTATCTCCTTGCGATACAGGAAGTGTGCCAGATCTTGTAGGCAGATCCATGCTAATACCAGTATCCAACTTATCAATTGTTTTAGGCGCTAAAGTTGTTGCAGCGTTTGGATCTATACCTAAACTCCTAGCACTAGAACCATTAAATATATTAGCTAAAGCACCAGCTTGTACGCCAGCTATAGCGGCTTGACCAACACCTTTTATAATTCCACCTATTGCAGCTGTTTTAGCCATTTTAGCTTGACTCTGTCTATTCATAGCCGCAGCTCTTCTTTGTTGAGCCATAGCTAATAGTGTTTCTGTTTGGTTTTGTTTTAAACCTCTAGAATATACTTCTCCTTTTCTTTCTAAGTTTTGAAGCTGACCAGCCATAGCTCTTTCAGCTCTTTGATTAGTTGCTTCTTGTTGACCTATACTAGCGGCAGATCTTTGAGAAGCTAATTGTCCTTGCTGTGCTAGAGATTGAGCTAGTGCTGCTATACCACTTCCACCAGCAGCCTCTCTTAAACCTGACATTATATTAGCTTGACTTTGAGCAAATTGTTGTCTTGAGAACTCTGCCTGCTTTTGATTTATAGTCAAGTCTTCCATAACGTTCTCCATGTTTAAATATGGATTACTAGTATCTAAATTTTTATAAGCCTCTAGTTGTCGTTGATACTCTTCTTTGGCTCTTTTGTTTTGTCTTCTAGCTCTACGCTGTTCTTTTTTCGCCGCGCTAAGATTTGCTATACCACCACCTATTGAGGTTAAAGCTCCAATTCCTGCTGTGGCTATACTTACTGCTACAAATGACATAGTTATTTATTTTTATTATTAATATATTCGTTATATTCTTCGTAACTTAAAGCTACGATATTTTTTTCTAACTCCCTAACATCTTCTATATTGCTAGGATTTTTATGGGTATTGTACCAACAAGATTTCTCATGAGAATACAAAACTCTTTTTTCACCTGGTTCTGCTATTATAAAACAAGGAGCTATATATTCTTTAGTACCATTTTCACTAACAACACTAAGATGTCCTTCTAATAAAAAACACATATGAAGATGTTTGTGTATAGCTCCAATAACAACAGTATCTTTAAACATTGTCATCTTTCTAACGTAAACACCATCCATAAAAAAATGCTCTATTGGTATGTGTTCACTATCTGTTACTATTGGATTATCTTCTGTACCCGCTATTATAGTTTCATTATCAGCTATAGATTTTAATTTACTTTCTAATTCAGTAACAGACTTTCTAAAATCTTTACTAAGTTTAAAACCTGTAAGATCTATTATTTTATTCATTTAATTAAATTTAACTACTAATATAGTTACATTTATTGCTATTTATTTACTACTTTCACTTATCTCACAGCCAACTGAATACAACTCTGCTCTACTAGAAGAACTATTTTTAAAATTAGCAGAACCATAATATCCTACTACAGAAGATCTATTAACAGTATTATCTTTACTAAAAAATAAATAATCAGTGTTACTTAAGTTAACAGTAGAATTAACATCAACAGTTATAGCTTTGGTTAGCGTTGTGACAGGATTTAGTGGATCTGTAGCTCCATCTACTATGCTGCCATCAGCTATAGCAGTAACTGGACCAAGTTGCTCTATACCTGTGGTTTCGCTAACGTTAAACCCACCTTCTACATCTGTTGATCCAGATTTATATATAAAATCACCAACCTGTAAAGATGGAAAGTGTTGTCTTTTTAAATGTATTATTTGTGTACTCATGTTAAGAAGCTGTTGATATGTTATCTATATTTAAATTAAACGTTGTATTTCCATCACCAAATCTCTGTATGAATATGTCATACTTAACAGTTAACACTGTATTCGCGCTAGATCTAGTGGCAGATATATTTAAAATCTCAACGTGGTTATTACCTTGAGAAGAAGACGGAACAGAGTTTGTCCAAGAAGAATTAGATTGATTAGAACTAGACCAAGTTGGAAGAGTTGGTGTACTAAAAGTAGTACCACCTGTAGCTGAAGCCACTATAGTTACTTGACTAAAAGTGTTTAAACCGTTAATATGTTTAAGATCTTTGATAAACTTACCAACTTTTCCAGTGAAGCTAGTAGAAGATCCTCTAGATATAGAAACATTAGCTTGAGATTCAGTAGCTGAAAATGTCATAACTGGATCACTAAGTTGTCTTAATTTATATCTTTCTCTAATATTTCTAGACAGCGTTGTTCCTGATTTTGGAACAACCTCTAAAGTATATGTTTCAGATGCATTAGCGGGAAAATCTTGCAAAAAACTAAAACTTCTAGAAATGCCCTGGTTCTTGTTGTTACCAAAATAAAGCTCGCTATTTGTCGTCACAGTCATGCATGGCATGCTAGCAAAAGGGTTTGATATAATATTATCATTTACAAGATGATTACTTAAAATAGATGTGCCATCAGATTTGTATATAGCGATACTAAATTCAGCTCCTTTACTTGCTTGTACAATTATTCTTCTTGTGTCACCTAAATGACTTATGTATTTATCGTTACCAAAATCAAACTTATTTACTTGTTTTATATCTTTTCTTATTTTTTCAGCTTTATAAGATAATATTATATCATCTTTATTAACGTCTTGATTAACCAAAGCTATTATATCAAAAGAATACTCTGTTATAAATCCTTTTCTGTCTGAATAAAAAATACTACTTTCACTCTTAACAACAGATGTTGTTTTTATTTCTATAGAACTACTATCAAATCCTCTATAAATAAGAGTAGGTTTGTTTTTAAAATAACACCCAGAGTTTGCTGTGACTTTTAAAGTAGCTATAGTTGTTTGAACACCTTTTTTTAAGGTACTAGATATAGCAACTGTTTTTATACCATCAGATGTAGATTCAGTTAAAGAACTTGTTGTGTCTGTAAATGTAGATGTAGCAAACTCGTTAATATTACTATTGTCTATTATATTAGATTTGAACGTAAATGATACATCATTTTTATCAAATATTTTAGCATCACCAACTATATTTAAATATATATTCAAATTAGTTGTTGCTACAAAATCAGAACTAAAAGTAGCAGTACCAACAACATTGTTGCCAATGGTTCCAGCTGTAGATGAGTCAGTAAAGGCCACGGACTCTATACTGGAAGGTAAATTAATAACTGAAAAGTCTGAAGCAGAAACTACATAACCAGAGTTGGGTGTTATAGTTATACTACCCGACGTAGCCATATTGTTAAAAAATATAGAGTCGTTTTTAGTTTCTTTTGTTAAAAAGTTTGTTACAGTATAATTAGCCATCGTATAAAGTTAATGAATCAAAGTTTGATGAAGCACCAGATCCCTCAGTTAAAAAGACTTGACCCGTAATAGATCTACTTGAAAAATCTATAGGATCATCAGCCGCATTAAAGTTGGTAAACTCTTCTATTGTTATTGTCCACAATCCCTCTCCAAATGCATTATAGTTTGTGTTTGGGTTGCCAACATTGTTGAATTGCGTAAAATAATTAGCATTTAGATATGCAGTACTTGATATTACTGTAGTATTAATACCGTCTATAGCAAAATCAACTTCTGTGCCATCTAATTGGCTAGTAATATAATTTCTAGCCACAAGGCCGTTAGGAGCTGTCCATGTGTACTTTTTTGGAGCAGTTGTTACACCAGTGTCTAAGCTAGGAGATATTGATCCGCTGTAGTTTAGTAAAAAAATAATCTCAAGTGGTGGTAATTCTCCTAGTACAATATTTACTTCAGAAGAACTTAATACAGTACCAGTTGAATCACTAGATATAGGATTACCTAAACCTTGAACAGCTATTTGTCCCATATCGTTCGTAAGATCTCCAGTAGATAAATTACTTTTTGAACTTATTATTCTATTAAACCATTTGTTTTCTTTATTAATAAATTCATCAACCTGTCCAACCTGCATGTCTGTAGTAAAAGTATCAACATACCATCCAGTCTGCCCATCTAAATTATAGTATTCATCACTATACGTTACACCCGCACTTGTAGCCTCTGACTGCATATCTATAATCTTACCCTGCGTGCCCTCGTAGTTAACAGCTTTAAACGATTTAACCACGCTAGGTAAATCATTAAATACTATTTCAATAGATGAACTACCAGTTTTTCCATAAAAATTATTTCTAGCCATATCATCACGATGATGCTCGTACACTTCGTTCATTTTATCTTCAACATTATAAGGCCCGACTTTTTCACTTGTTGTTGTTAGGTATTTACCAGATACAGTTAAACCTGTTGTTGGAACAAAAGATTTAAAACTAACCCAGCCTTTACTACCCTCATTAAAACTTACGGATTTGTTAGTTAAACTTAAATCATCATCAAAATCTAAAGATAGATTATACTCACCGTTTACACCATCAAAAGTTCCAACAAGTGAATCACATTTTTTTAAGTTTTCTCTAAAATAAGTTCTCATTCCAACGTCTGATATTGGAGTTAAACCGTCCATTGATAACCTAAGAACCGCGCCTCTTTGCTTGTCAGTAAAGTATAGTCTATAACTATCAGAAGCTAAAGATTCCGGATTAGTTGATATACCATAATCACCGGCATAAGGAGTTGCATCACCTAAAACTCTATTAGTTGCCACCAACTGAGGATTACCATCTGCATTAAACACAGCATCTTTGTTGGCTAGAACTTTTAAAACTTTATCTTCAGAAAAAACAACTATATTATTATCTCTACTTTTTAGAGCTTGAATAGATCCGTAAGATGGGTTTATATTCTTTGTTATTTTTTCAGCCATATTAAACTCGTTCAAGTTATTAACACTTGATATAGAGTTGTATAAGCCCGAGTGTATAAGTCCACTACTTATATTTTCTTGTCCATACTCTAAAAACGTAGAAGAAACTCTACAACCATTATCTATTGTAGGCGTATTAAAATCATCACGTATTCTGTCAGACTCAATTCCGTTACCAAAAGAATAACAATTAAACCAATTTAACATAACAGGATATCTCCAGATATTTCTATCAAGTTTAAAGTAACCTGTTTGCTCTATAAATGTAAACGTGGGATTATCAGCACTTCCTTGTATATTTGAAGTTAAAGCATTATTAAGTCTAACCTCTAAAATATCTAATGTTCCAGAAGGACCACCACCTCCAACTTCATTAAAATCTTTGTATTGTATTTTTTTTATATACGTGTGTTTTGGAACTAATCCACTTGTGCTAGACGTTACAAACATACCTATTTTTAAAATTTTTCCTACCGCCTGACCTAACGCATCAGTTGGAACAGTATAATTACCTAGCAAACCTGGAGATATATCTGTTTCAAAACTCACACTTTCATAGTTATCATCAACAACGTTTACCGCGTCGCCATCTTCATCTGTAGCTGAAGCAGAAGTATTTAAATCCGTACTAAAAGTTGTAAATCTAAAAAGTGTTTGATTTTGATCTTCTTGTACAGCAATACTAGTAGTCATGTTTACACTAGGTTTAAGAGATATTCTATTAGATTGCCTAAAAGAATCGCGGTTAAGCACCTCCGCACCTATTTTTTGCACATGATCAACCACTAAACTTTCTGTTTGACAACCGTCTGGTCTTCTAAAACAAACTCTATCACCAATGCTAATAATATCTTGATTTATTGATTCAAAAAGTAAACCAGGTGTAGTTGCAATACTTTGTGGAACAAGATTTGATGATGTTTGAACGTACTCTTCATCTTGAGCTCCTGGGTTAGTCAACTCTACGATTTGATCTTTTTTTATCTGAACCACATTATCGTTAAAAGAAGCAAAAGCAAATGCCGAGTTGTTAACTTCTACGTACTCGTATGAACCTTGTGATACTCTAGGTTTAACATAAAAAGAGCTAGCTAGTGCAGCGTTTTTAGAAGAACCAACAAATGATTGTAAGTTGTCACTTTTTAGTATCATTGGTATAGCTGGACTTGCTTCATAATATATATCTATATCTGCAGTTTCTTTAGGCTCTGTTTCCCAACAAGCTGCTGTTGTTTCAAAAAACAAATCCGCATCAGCATTCATTGCTCTTTCAACTATTTCTATTCCAAAAGTTTCAGTACCATCGTGACGAACCTGCCCTCTTGGATCGAAGTAAGTAATATCTATACCTGTTCCAGGTAGGGTTTCGTTTAATTCACCAACTCTAGCAAATCTAACTATAAAAGTAGATCTTAAAGCTGCTGTTTCTGCTTTATTAACCTCTGGAGTTTTTGAGCTATCATAAAAGTTAGAAATTTGGTGTATTTCTAGATTACCTACAAATTGAAGCGAATCACTAGAGCCGGTAAAGATATTATCAATGTATTGAGTATTTTGTAAAATTCTATAAACCGTTTGAGAGGGATCAGCTGTAAACCTAAACAAAGTGCCTGGATTTTGCATTAAGTTCTTAAAGTTGTTATTGTCGCCATCTGTAAACTGACTTGGATATGTTGCTGATCCTAGGTTTATATCGGTGTAACCACTTATACTAGCAATATTACCTCTCTGTGAGGTAGTGGCAGAATTTTCAGATACGTCACTAACATTAGCTACACAAGAGAATGACATTTGCCCATACTGTCCTGCACTTGCAAAACCCCCAGCGATTCCATGGGGTTTATAATTTTCACTATATCCAGTATTCCCAAAACCACCAAGACTTCCTTCATCATCCCAAACATCATACAAACTTGGGTGTTCTGGAGACGTAAGAAGTTCCTCAATATATTGTGGTAATCCTGTTCCATCATTGTAATTACTGTTAACATTAGGAGCTGCATATGAAGATTGTAGATTTCCTTCAAAGTTACCAAATATTTGATAGCCACTTACAGTTGCACCTTGATCACCAGAATTTCTCCATACACTATGACTAATAGGACTTCCGTGACCAAAGTGGTGAAGAAGTCTATTAGTAGCCATATTAAGCCCAACACTCGCAGGGCCTGGGAATCTATATGTGTAATCTTTTGCAGCTGGAGCTTCGTCTAGAAATATTTGAGTTGTAGTTTTGTTATACCAATTTTGCCAAAATTCTTTTGTTTTTTTGTAGTTTCCTGGTCCAAACTCTGGAACCCCTTGAGTAAATGCTGCAGTTATAGCTACTTCATCTGAATACTCTATACCATAAGAGTTTTCAAACGACAACCTAAGTTTAAAATCTGGAAGATATTGATCGTTTGTTTCAGAGTTCATGTTTGCATCAATTGTCGGGCCGTTAACAAGATCGTCAACATCATTACTTGTTGTAAAACCAGCTACACTTCCAGTTATAGTACTATTGTAAGCAGCCCATAAATAATCTGATTGATTACCATTAGTAGCTGGATTTTGGTTATCATTAGTTATATATGCTATATCAAAAGAATTAAGAACGTTGTAATCTCCAGAACCTCTACTTGTTACTTTAGCGTCTAAAGTTTCATCTCTTTGTATTTTAACAAAAAACTTTCCAGCAAACTCAGGACCCTCATGTTCAACCTCATCAAAAAACTCCATCGTATAGTTTATGTAATCAGCGTTACCAGTATTATCTGCATCCTCTTGATCTAAATCACCAGATATACCTAGCTCTGTAAGCTGGTTGTTTATCTTGGTGTACATATTAACTTCGTTTGAATTGAACACCTTGTCAATGGTTATACTGTAAGGTGAACTACCGCTACCTCTAAAGTTACTAGCTGTTCTAAACGGACTTTCTGCTATAAATGGAGTTACTGGATCAGTAGCATCATTCTCAAATGTACCTCTTATTTTAACTCTAGGCGTTCCTCTAAACATGTCTAAATTAATACCGAAACTATTGCTTGTCTCTATTTTGTTTACACTTATTAATTTATCTGGATAAGCATTTGTAGTAGCACCTGAAGTGCCTGAGTAAATATGATTTCTTGAAATTATTACGCTACCGACTGGATTTTGCTTAAGCTTTATAAAACTAGGGGCTTCATTTTCGATGGCTAGTATTTTATACCTAGCAGGTTCTAAAACAGGTTGTTGACTACCATGTTCGTTTTTTAATATCAAGTAAGTCTCTTCATCTACTTTGTTTCTATCAGCTGAATTAAAAGATAACCAAAGACCATCATCTCCAGAATCAAAAAACCTATCCATAACTAGGTTATAGTATTCACTAGAAACTTCTTTTACATAATATTTTACATAATCCATCCAACTCTCTGGGGTAGCATCCCAGTCCTGCTGTAATTGAAATTGGTTTTTAAAATGACAAAGTGTTTTTTCTACAGTAGCATCTCCAGTTGTAACCTCACCCGCAGCTGTTTTAAAACTGCTAGGTAAAACTGGAGTTTCTCTACCGTACTTATCACCAAAAACCATACCCCACTTATAAGTTCTTATTGATTTTACAGATTTTTCAGGATTTGGAAATCCAATTGGATTAGAAATTACAGTTTGTTTTAAACCAATAGGTGTAGTTATTTCATAACCTTGAGTATAGTTTCCATAGACTAATCTACTACCAGTTACTTCTTGTGCTTTAGCTTTTATAGGAACATTATCCCAAGATCTTAAAAGTTGATTAGATTCTAAAACTCTATTTATCATTTCAGAGGTTATGGTTAGCTTTCCAAAATCTTCACCACCTTCAAACTCATTACCTGTACCATCAAAAGCTTCTACATAATCTTCCCATTCACTATCTCGCTCTCTAGTTATACTTTTTACTACGTAAATATTTTGATCATCTGTTGTTTTAAAAAGTATATCGACAGCTCTAACGTCATTTGGTCTTACTGATAAAGCGGGGATAAAACCTCTAACAATAAGCTCTCTAACATTATTCTGCATACCAGCATTAAAGCCGTTTTTAGGCGAATATAAAAATTCACCAGGTAAAAAAGCTAGTTCAGACCAAGGTGAAAAAGCTGAATATTCTCCATCTTCATATTTATATCTATAACCAAATCTACCAAACTTTGTTTCAAAAAGAGGTTTCTTTAATAGTACTTCAACATCCCAGTTTGTTGGATTTAAAGTACTCAACCTACTATCTACAAAGACACATAAAATTATATATCCATTTGTATCATCGGTTGAATCATAGAAAATAGGACCCTCTATGACTTGAGCGTCTATAAGAACTGGTGTTAAATCATAAGAAGTACTAGTAAATCTAAGTATATCATTTTCTCTAACATCTATAACACTAGGTAATCTAACATATCTCTCAGAACCACTTGTGGCAATCTCATCACCTTGCTTTATTAAGTATGCTTGCTCCGCGGAAGAAGGGTCATTTCCAACTGGGTCTGTTATACTAGAGGAATCAAAACTTGGATCTATATTCACTACACCATCTCCATCTAAATCTTCTGGCATAACATAATAAGAAACAAAACCACCTATAACTTCACCATCACCATCACCATCTAAATCCACCATCGCTGGATAATTTATATTTACAGCGGTAGCACCAAGTCTAGTTGTTTCTTTCATTTCTAGATTTGGTGGATTCGTTGGTTTTTTTCTTATAACAGTGATGTGTTCTTTTTCAACGTGCCCATAGTTTTGAGCAGTGTTGTATGATCCTACGCCTAAGTCTTCAACATCAAGTATAGACGTTAAATCACCATTTGATTTTTTAACCATAAGCTTAGTGTGCTTAGGATCTGTTTCGTAACTAGTGACTGTTTGATATTCACTCAATATTGTTCCAGCTAAAGATCTTTCTATGTTTATTTTTTTAGGCTCAGTTTCACCATCTGACCAAAATAACATGTTGTCGATTATGTTTATAGAGTTTGATATAATTTTTCTATAGTTAAAATTTAAAACTCTTTCTGGGTGTATAAAATAAACAGCCGAGTTCATAGCGGAAATATTAAAATCTACTTCTTGTGCTAAGTAAACTGTATTACCGTTAATAGCAATTATTTCTACGCCATCTTGAACATCTTCAGGGAGACCAGTAATACTATTTTCAGGTATAAAAGTTTGATTTATTTCTGAACCTTGACCAGTATTACTAACAATTTTAACCGCAAAAAATCTCATACCAACTCTTAACTGATCTTTAATATCATCAACCACACTAAATGAATTATAAGATGTAGTTGAAATTTCTGCACTACCTGTTCCAGGTTGGGTAGTAAATATATCAGTTTTATATCCAGTTACAGCAAACACATCTACAAAAACTGGTTGAGAACTTTCGGCATCAGCATCAACCTCTATAATACTATCAACCCAAAACCTAATGCTAGCTCCTGCTGAATTAACATCACGAGCCTCATAAATATCACTTGCATCTGGATTACTAAAACTAATTGTATTTTTACCATCATCAGGAACTGGAGAAGCAGCAAAAAAGTAAGCTTTGTTATTTTTTTCGTCAGCAACACTACCTATTATTTTGGTCTTATTATTATCGTATCCAGTTATGCCATAAGCTAAACCTATACTTTTGTTTCCCTTTACATTTTGGGCTGTACCAGCTGAACCATCACCAACCGAGTCAGCGTCAGTAGTTCTAACCTGTATATTACTAGCATCTCTATATTCGCCGTTACGAACTAATCTTAAATCAAGATCTTTGTTCATTTTACCGGCAGTAAATGTGTGTTTAATTTCCGGCATAACTATTTAATTTGTTTACCCATACCTTTTAGTACTTGTGTAAATTCTTCTATCTTAATGTTTGACAATCTTATTTTAGCTTTTCTTGTTTCAGCAAATCTTTCTTTTTTAAATCTTGCTAGTATAAACGGTGGTATATTAGATTTTGTAGATAATACACCGTAAGCTATATGCTTGTATACAGCTTCTTCACAAAACTTATGAACAACCATTTCAGCGTCAGTACCTAAACCATCACTAACATAATGTAGTGTTACTGTTTCACCTGCTAAATCAGAACCAAACTTTATTAAACCTCTTAATTGATCTATAAAAAAGCTACCATTTATTTGAGAAAATTGAGGGTCTAATCCGTATTTTCTACCCTCTTTTGATATCTCTACGTCAGTAGCGTTATTAATATCATAATGATGATAGTCTATAGGTGTTTGACTTTTAAAGCTACTAAACGTATCACTAGGTGTTTGTTCTATTAAGTTTTCACCAGCTATCCCACCAGCATTTACAATACTTAAGGCTGCTGTAGATATGCTGCCACCACTATTAATAATACCTTCTCCACTTGGTGTTGATAAATTATCAAACTTGTTTTCAATTGTTAATAAACTACCTTCTGAAGTTGCTGTATAAAAATTACCTCCACCAAAACCATTTATAGCTGTAGCAAAAGCAGCGGCTTGAGTTGATGTTGTTAAAGAAGATACTGTCATGTGAACGGGTTGTGCTAAAGAGCTGGGATTGTTTGTTAGGCTTGTATTGACACCTGCTGGAATAGCGCCAGCATCAGCAGTGTTATCTTGAACTATAAAATGTATAAATGTTTGAACACCAACATTTACAAAACCTATTTTTAAGCCATCATCATCACCTATTAGGCCTGAACTTGCTAAATCAAATGTTATTTTTCTTTTAGAGCCTCCACCGGTGAAATCATAATTACCATCTGCGTCTTGAGTTACAGCAAATGGATCTGAAGTTTTTCTAGCTGGATATAAAACTCTTTCAATACCATCACTACCAACTCTAACTAACTTAACATAGTTAACATAGTCTTGGGGTAGTATCATAGATAAAGTGTTAGGTACTTCTATTTCTTGAGATTTAAAAGATTTTAAAACATCATATGATAATTCTTGCACAGCACGCATAGCGTGAAACTGAACATCTGTTCTATTTACTTTACCTATAATTTTATCTTCACCAACATAAGCAAACATAAAAGCATTTATAATATTTTCTAAAGAAGTAAATTGATAATCACCGTAATTAGCAGAATTGCTTGAGTTATAGTATTGTGATTGATTTTGAGTTAATAATCCCATTTTTAATTATTTTGCGATTGATTTATTATTTGAAGATCTGTTACTCCAGCTTGTTGAACATCAGGTTGCTTCATCATAACACCAGCTAACATTAGTATTCTTGAAACTAAAACCTCTTCTTCACTAGGATGTAATTCAAAATTTTGTAGATCCGTAGCACTACCATTATAAAGAGCTTTACCACCTACAACATTATAAGTCCAATTAGGTGGTAGCGGTCTCTTATAGTAACTAACCTCAAAAGATTCAGCATCATCAGCACCATCACTATTTGAATCTACGTTAAAAGTGCTAGTTGAAGCTGATGGGAATATTACTAATTTATTAGCATCTTCCCTGACAAATATCGACCTTTTTAAAGTAGCTTTAGTTAGTGGATTATTTTCTGTATAAGCTATTTGATGCTTATTTAATTGTGTTAACTTATTACCAGATCCTCTAGCTGTACTAAGAGCTGTTATACTTATAAGCTTGTGTACATCTTCTATTGTTGCTGTTGAATCACTAGGATCAATAGTAAGGTTTAATATAGAGTCTGCTGCTACATTGTAAGTTCTATCTACATGTAAAGGGTGTAGCTTTTCTTCTAATATTTCTACCTCATCAGCATAAGGCTCTTGATTAGAAGGCTTCATTGTTGAATTTTTTATTCTATGGAAATAACTTGTAAATATTTCCATTTGAGCTTTATCTGCAAATAAATTAAACTCTTGAGGTGTTATATAACCTCTCTGTTCTTTATTTGCTATAACTAATACTTTTTGATATACTCTGTTTATACTTATCATGTTATTTTTTTATAGGTGTATTTTACTATATTATAGTTACATAATAAAGTGAAAGGTTAGCCCTAAATAAAAATAGCCACCCAAAATGAGTGGCTATTAATATTAGCTAAAAGATATTAGTTTAATCTTTTTTCTATGTTTTGGTATATCTCCATACCTTCATCTGTTTTAAACCAAGCAGCTAACGCTGAATATGGATGCTCATCAAATGGTACGTTCATTAACTTTCTATTGTTAGAGACCCAAGTAAATGTTCTTTGGTCTGGCGAAAGTTTTATTATACCCATCTCAGTAGCTTTGATACCAAAGTTTCTAAGCTGTACATTTTCATCATTAACTAACTCTAAGAATAATTCTGGACTTCTTTTAGCGTATAATAATAAATCTCTTTTAAGTTCTTTAGAACTTAACTCTGATACTTTAGAACCAATTTCTACTCTCATGATAGCTTCAGCTAAATCAATATCTATATTTTTAGCAGCATTTAAAGCTTCAATTTCCATTTCTAACCAAGCTATTTCGCTTTTAGCTTTAACAACTGGTTTATCTTCATAGTATAAAACATCTCTATCTGGATGGTATATAGATAATAACTTTTGCAAAATTACTTTTTCTTTTGGAACAAATAAGTAACCACTTCTAAAAACAATGTGTTCTAGTCTTTGATCACCTTTCATTTCATCTACAAAACAAGTTCTTTGATTTGATGTATTTTTTAGTTCTCTTTCGTAACCAGCTTCTTCATCAAACCAATGTATGTTGGCAGGTCTGATAGATCTTGATAAAGGTCTTTTACCACCTTTTAAATTATACATTCTATCTTTTATCTCCCAACCATCATTTGATTTTTTATAGGATGGTTCTACTCTTTTTGGTTTTTCTTTAACAACTGTTTCTACAGTAGTTGTTTCTTCAACTAAAGGTTCTTCAACCTTAGTTTCTTTATTTTTCTTTGCCATAATATAATATAATATAAATTAAAAAAAATATAAGGGCGATACTAGACCGCCCTTATAAATGAATAGTCTTACTTCATTAACATAAAGTTGTTAGCACCTTGAGTAACTAAACATCTTTCAGATAAGAAGTGTAACTGCATCGCATCAAGTGCTGATGTAGCAGCTCCAACAGAACCAGTAACCCAAGTTTTCATTCTTCGGTCATCAGTTGCAGAAGCTCTATATCTAACGTGTAAGAACGGACGTTTTAGGTTTTTGCCTAAAGCTTGGTCATACACAGTAGAAGTACCAGCTGGAATAATAACACCACGAATAGCAGCAGATCCTGCAATTCTGTTTATTTCTCCTCTTGTAGCTTTATCATTTAAGTATCTAAAGTCAGACTTGTAGAAGTCGTAAGAACCTCTTCGGAAACCTGAGAAACCTAAATTTAACGCCATATCTTCGTCGTTGTCAAATACTCCGTAAGAAGTACCTCCAGCTCCGTAAGAATTCATTGAAGCAAGCATATCATCAATAGCTAGAGATGTAGCTCTATTTACGAATAACATATTTTCTTCAATAGCACCTTGCTTATCAAACTCTGCTAATATAGCATCAAACTCCGCTAAATCAGTAGCAGCGTTAACACCTGTTACACCAGAAGTAATATTACCTCTTGACTCAATAGCAGCGAATAAACCTTCAGTACCAGCACCACCTGCACCAGCATCAGCAGTACCTCTAATTTGCTTGTTAGCAAAACCAATAGCAGAATCAGCATGAGTTTTCTCAGCTTCTAGCATTGACATTTCTAAGTAGTCAGTAAATCTAGCTCTTGTATCGCCTTCAGCTTTTAAGTACCAGTAGTAACCATTTTGTCCTTCTTCGCCAGTTACTTCAACCCATCCTATTTGAGATGCATCAGATCCAGATACTTCGTAGTAATCTTTCATGATGATTGGTTTATTGCTAAAAGACTTGAAAGTAGGCTCTAGTGCTGTTCTTCGATCAGCGTTATGAGTACCTGTATTATCACTGTAGCTTTGTCCTTTACCGAACTCAGATCCAATAACTAATAAGATTGAACCAGACGCAGTTGTTGCGTGAGCAGATAAATTTGCAGCACTATATGGTTCTACAGAAACTGTATCTGTTTCTGGAGTTTCAACAACTAAACATTTAGTTACTACTCCAGCAGTTGCTATAAGTACAACATCGTTAACTCTAATACCGTGGCTAGCTGCAACAAAGCCTTCACTTGCGCCATTACCATCAATATCAGTTACTACTTTAAAAGTACCATTAGTATCACCCGTCGTTGCTACTGTACCAACGTAGGATAAGTGTAACCTTGATTGCTCAGACCAAACTACTTGATCTGCTGTCATAGGCTCTTCTGCACCGACTTGAGCTAAGAAACCAGAAATAGTTCGTGGACCGAACACTTCAGCTTCTTTCTCCATTAAGTCTGGCAGGTATTGCTGTCTCCAGTCATTAGTGGAGCCAGTAAAATCTATGTAGTTGCTAGCTAAAGCTTGCTGTTGTGCAGCAGGAACTTTATTTAGCAAACCACCTGGGTTTGAAATTGCCATAATAAATTTTTTTTAAATTTTTAATTAATTCTTTTTTCTAATCTTAAAAGATCTATTTTTAATATCAGAAGAAGTACTGCCTAAAACCTTATATTTAACGCCCCCAATATTAGTTTCGCCGTGTGTTTTTCTAGGTTCTAAATTTATATTTTTATCTTTTACAATTCTATTTTTAGTAGCATCTGCCTTGCCTTGCTCATAAAAGTGCTTGGCAATAGCGTCAGCATTCATAGCTGTAAATAAAGATTTATGATAACCTGCAGCATCATTAATAGTTGATTTATCTTCACCAACAAACTTGTTGATAAAATTATTAATATCACTTTGAGTATTCTTTACGCCATCAACATCTTTAACATTAAACCTATATCTTTTATCTCCGACGTTATATTCAAAACCTTTGAACTTGTCGTTGAATAAATTATTGGTTTTATCTAAAAATACTTTTTTACTTTCTTCGTTTAATTTAATTTGTTGTTCTTGATCTTTATTATATCTATTAAAGAAATCTATAGCTTTCTGTTGTTCACTAGTTAATTTACTTCCAGCTTTAATATCTTCATAGTACTTAGACTTTTGCCCGTCTAAATAGGCTCTAGCCTCGGCAACTTGCTCTTTGAGGGCTATCTTTTTTTTACGTATAGTTTTATCATCATCCATATCTTCATCAACACCAAACGTATCTTCTAATAAGAAGCTTCTTTCTTCTGCAGATAAATGAGATTTAGTTGTTCTGTAGTATTCATCTAATACATCAGAATCATCCATCTTAGAAACATCTCTATTTAGGTTTACATAATCTGCAACATCACCGCCGGTATCTTCCATGAAGTCAACTAGCTTTTGAATATTTTCAGGTAGTGGCTTACCGGCTGATACAGCTTCTTCTACAGCTTCTTCTACAGCTTCTTTAACTTCTTCAACTTGTTTATCTTCAACTGATTCTTCTACAACTTCTTCAACAACAGGTTGATTTACTTCTTCAACAACTTCTTCTAAGTTTTCTTTTTCCTCAACAACGGGTTGTTCTGTTGTTGGTGGATTACTTAAATCTACCTTTATAATATCAGGATTATCTGCGCTATCAAATTTTGATAAGTCTATTTTATTTTCAACCTCTTCAATCGGTTGTTCAACAACTTGTTCAGTTGTTTCATTTTCTTGAGAAGTAACTTCATCGGTTACTTCTTCAACTATATTTTCTTTTTCTTCTGTCATAATAAAATTTTATAAAATATTAAAAATAGGTTAGAACCTGTCTAAATTGGCCCCTCCTGTAAGTATATCATTACCTGACGACTCAAACTTTTTAAGTGAACTACCACTACTTCTTTGGTCTATCATTTCTTTTTGGTGCATTGCCTGTCTATCAACTCTTGCATCTTTTCTATCTTCTGCAACTGATTGTTTAGAGTTTAACATTGAAGCTTCAACTTGTTTTAATTGAGAGTTTAAACTAAACTCATGGTTCATTAATTCTTTTTTAGCGTCAATTTCCTGTTGAAGATAATTTACTCTTAATTCATTTTTAGTTTTTTCTAGTTCTGCTTCAGCTAAAGTTTTAGCTTGAGTCTTCTGTATCTCCATTTGAGCGGCAGCTTGCTGTGCTTGGTTGTTAGCTTGAGTTTGAGCTTGTATATTTTGTTGCTGCATAGCTTGATCACGCTCTTGTTTTTTCTTTCTTTTTATTTTTAAAAGCTGATTAGCTAATTTTATATTTCTAACCTCTCTTAAATCTATAGCATCATCTAGGTCTATAAGTTTTTGAGCTAACGCTTGTTGTATGTTATTTTCAAGTATAGCTTTTTCTTCTTCATCTGGCATTAATTCTATAAATATACCAAAATCGTATAAGTGTAGTTCTTTTAACTCATCTAATGTGGCCACGTTGTGAGCACCAATAGCTTGAATAAAAGCTTCTTTTGTTGGCGAGTACTCAACTATATCTGCTATACGTAGTGATAAACACTCAGCAACCTCAGCTGTTATATACAGCATTGACTGCAGTATGTGTCTAGTTGCTGTATTAGAGTTTGCTGCAGCTAGTTTTTGAACACCAACTAAAGCATTTTTATCTGGCATACTACCATCTCTTGCTTCATTTAAACCAGTTACATCACGTATCATTTGTACGTAGTAATTATACGTGGTTATTAAACTCTGTATTTTATTACTATTGACACCGTTGTTTATTTGCTGTATTGGTACTTTACCGGGATTACCATCACCATCAGCTGTAAAACTTCTACCAATAACACTACCAGTTTGGAAGAACATGTTAAGTGCTTCCTGTGGATTATAATTAGTACCATTACCAAGATCAACTTCTGCTAAACCATCAGCATCTAAATAAACACCATCAGGCACCATACGTGCCATAACTTGTTGTAGCTTTAAATGTGTAAGCTGTATCATATCAGCAAAACCAGTTATTCTACTAACAATAGATTCTATTCTACCTTGATACATTCGAGGTGCAACAATTTGATAATTCATTTTAACTCTGCTAAAATCAGATTCTGATCTCATCATGTTTTGACACATGTTCCATTTTAATAGCTTATTACAACCTAGAATATAAACACCTTCATATAAGGTTTCAATTACTCTTTCTAGTTTGCTAAACTCACCATCCATGCTTTTAACTGGTGGATCAAATGTATCATCTTTTTCTATTACCTTTTCTGCTCCACTACCTGTTTTCTTTAACTTATAAACATCATTCATGTGGGTTTTATAATTAAAGTATAGAACCTCTACTTTGTTTTTATCCATATTAGAGTTTGTTCTATAAGTACCGTAGTAACTAGATCCAGATGCATCTACTATTTCTTTTATTTCAGATTCAGATAAATCTGGAAACTCTTTTACAAGCTCATTTATAGGTATTTCTTTTACTTCACCAACATAATATATATCATCAAAATAAGGAGACTCTGTGTGTGAATAAACTATTGCAGCTGGATCTACATATTCAACACTAGCTCCTTCTGTAAAATCAAAAGTTGTTTTAGTAGCGCCCATGCCTAACACAGTTAAATCATATAGACATCTTCTTCTTATTAAATCATAATCACTACCTTCCATTAATACTTTTAAAGCTTGCTCTTCTGCTAACTCAACTGCTTGTTTGTAGTCAAGCTGCATATGAAGTGCAAGCTCTTGTTCTGAATCTGGTAAAGTTTTAGGATCGTTCTCGTATAAATCTATATTAAAATTAGCTTTAGCTACATCATTATAAGCCTTAGCTTGCATATCTCTTAACATAGACTCCATGTATTCAGTTCTTTTATTAACACCATGAATATCTTGAGAGTAGCAATTTATTTGATAGCTTCTTTGAGCCATACCATTTACAACAATATCAACAAACTTAGGTATTATTGGAACTGGTTTCCAGTCTAGATTAAGATAAGATAAATCACCGTTTATAGATAATTCGTTTTTATATTTTTGTACAGGTTGTTCACCTCTAGCATATAACCTCAACTTATGAAAGTTCGTTATATTTTCTCTATATTTAGAGCTCGCATCTGTAAACCACTCTTGTTTTATAGCTTTAGCAACTTTCTCCCCATATTCTGTTGTCATTTTTTCTAAATCACTAACAGCTTGAGATGGAAAATTTACAATATAATCTATCATATTATTTCTTTATTATTGTTGATTGAAATCCTTTATTGTTGTATGTGGATATATTAAGGTTTATTTTACTTTTTTCTTTTTTAGGATTTGGTCTGTATAAGTGTCTATTACAAGCCATTATAGCTAGGCCTGAACTTATTGAGGCATCGTGCTTTGTTCTTTTATTTATATCGAACTTAGACCAGTCATTTAAAGTGGTATTAAAATACATTGTACCATAAGTACCATCTTGAACTAAACCAACGTGGTCGTTAATATACATTTCAATTGCAGCAGCATGAGCTTGCTTTATATCTTCACTAGAGTTTGGTATTCCACCTACTTCTTTTTCTGCAACAGATAATTTATTCCAAATCTTATCTGGCCTATTCATACTAAAACCTCTATAACCTCTTCTACGCAAGTAGTATAATAACCTTGGTTTATTATTCTCTGCTAATAGCGGCATGCCATAAAATACTAGCGCCATTAAAACATCTTCAAAAAATATTTCAGCTGTTTGTGGTCTTGCTATATATTCAAGAAAAAAAGTATTTGCTGGTGCATCTTCCATTGAAAACTTTGTTAAACCGTGCAAAGCTCCTTTTGATCCTTTATTATCTACTGTTCCTGATATATCGTACGAGTCACAACCAAAAGCACCCATGTGTTCATTGCCTGGATATTTTACACCGTTTTTAATTATAACGTTGTTTTGTAATTTTACACCTGGCACCCAGCTTACATTAAATCTACCGTTTTGCTCAGGATTAAAAACAACTCTTGTATCTTTAACTCCACCTACCCATTGAAAGTTACCAGTTGTTATTACTGATGTGTTTCTATTTCCTTCGTTGTAATCTATTTGTTCGTATATCTTTATAAGATTAAATAAACTATTTTTTGTTTCATCTCTAAACGCGTGCTCTTCTGTTCTAGGAAACTGACGATAAAATTCATTTAAAGCATCTTGGTCATCACGTAAACCATCAGCTTCATTTTCCCAATGGTTTATGACACCTTGTTCTATCTCTACTCCATGTGGATCAAATGATCGTTGTTTAGGATCAGTGAACACAGGTCGTCCGAATTCATCAATGAATCCCTCGTAATTCCATTCCATAGGAATAAACAAAGAA